CCATTTTACGATTTCAAACTGAGGAACACGGCTATCGTTCTTGCCCATTTTAACTTTTTTGCCGTCTGTTATTTTAACAGCTGGTACTTTGCCGCTGCCAAACTCCTTAGATTTCTCTGCTTCTTCGTATAAATCCATGACAAACTGCCTGATGCCAGCGCCACTTGCAGACAACTCACGCACTGGTTCATCTTCAAACAGCTTTGTGCTGTAGAACATGACTGAAAAGCCTTGATTATGTGCATCGCTGGGCTTTGTCACCTTCATCGGGTCATTTTTTGGCCACGGATGCCAATCTCTGCCACCTTCAAGTTTAAGCCAACCAAGCTGTATGTTTTCTATATCAACAACAACTGGTGCGCTGGACATATCTACTGTTTCCATGCCAGCTGCCCCTGACATTTGCCATTCGTTGTCTCTGACCATAAATCGGATGTAAGCGTTTCCGCCTGTTTCTTGTATAAAGTTTAACGGCATAAGTTTTAATCTCCTTTAATATTCCGTTGTTTAGCGCCTAATTTTTCGTGGTAGGCGATCACGCGCAGCAGAAGTGACTGCGGATAATTAGAGCGACAAAAATTAAGCACCCTATCTCTGAATCTTACTGGGTCTACGTCGGCTAGCTGGCAAACCTCAGTGAAGTCTTCGTCTGGAAAACGCACACACGCGATTGCTTCGATGGCGTCACGCCGCTTATAAACATCGTTGCTATCAAGCTCCTCGGCATCCCGTGTGACTTGATCGAGAACGCGCAACCACAACAAACCTTTTTTAGATCTTTCACGCGCCACTGGTTCGCTGAACCAAAAGGCTTCCCTAGCCAAAGAATTGCGTGGCGATTTCTTCGGCATTGTTCCAATAGAAACTGTCTGGGTTATGTGGTGTTGCTGCTATAAGCTCGTTGCTATCGGACGATAGACTTAAAAATGCCTCCATTTGTTGAACTGATTTTTTAAAGATTTTTAGATATTTCGCTGCATCGTCGTCGCTGAGTTCTAACCAGACCCAAGGATCGCGCTGCCGCGTTAATGCGTAGCCAAACTTTACTGTTGGCTTTTTGCCCGTCATGCTTTTGACAGCTGCCTGATACACGGCTGCTTGTATTCCGTGACTAAGCGACCACTTTGTTGGCGCTTTCGAGGTTGTTTTTAGATCGACAACCAAATTCTTTTCTTCGTAGTAATAATCGAGGTAGCCAAGAAGTGGCACAGTGCCATCATCACCAGGACGAAAACGTACATTAATACCAACGTTATGCTGCTTTTCACCTTTAGGTGGATCGTCTGGTCTACCCAGCGGCATCAGGTGTTCTAAGGCTGTTGCCGTCATACGCTCCACAATGGGAACGCGCTTTTCTAATTCTTCGGCTCGTTTAGGTAATGTGAGGCTATCATCTTTTAAATAACGCACTGCTTTCTTTACGCAGCCGTCTATATCCTCACCTTCGTAAAGCCCAAGGTCTACACCTCTCTCAACTGCTTTACCTTGCACGGCTGCAAACCCAGATGGAAACCGAACCTTACCTAAGTATCGAGCAACCCATACGTCAGGTGCTTCGCGGAAAGTATTTACATTGCTAACGCTGATACGCTTAATGTTATGTGTTACAAAGCCGTTTTGTCTGTCGTTGTCGGTCATATCAATCAACACTTTCGACAAATGAAATGGCGTAATAAGCAAGTAAAGCTGCATCCGCACGGCCATCGTCTTTCTTTCGAGAGAACAAATGACTGTATTTAGGGAACAACTCGCAAGCGCGTTGACGATTAGCGTCTTTACCTTTTTGGCATTTTAACGCCTTCATCCATTGTTGCGGTGTTACTTGTGTGGTTTGCAGACCTAATCCGGCAGCTACGCCCAGTAAGACCCCGAAACCTTTTCCAAAATTAAACATTGATGTTACGCCTTGACCTGGCATTGCTGCGACTTTCTCAATATACACGGGCGCTGCCGCCTCTTTTAATATGTCTACCACAAGATATGGGCTTATTGTTTTCTTTTTATTTACTTCGAGGATTGGCATATCCCAAACATCGAGGGTAGCTTTGCTGGGATTATACCTGGCTATTGCTCCGCTGATGCCTGGGTCGATACCTATAACTGTCACCCAATGTTCCTCACTTTGGCTTCAGCATCGTATAAAATATCTGATACTTCTTTCGATCCGTACCTCAGCATGGATTTTAAAGTGTCGCTATGTTTAAGCAACAATTGTATTGTTTTAGTTTTATCTGTTTCACGGATATTATCGCTTTCTAAAATTGTAATTAGTAAAGAAAGTAAATGATATTTTTCAAAACTGTGTGGAACAGCTTCCGCTAAATATATGTCAAATTCGTTTAAATCATCGTTAAGAGTTTTTGGAAAATTTGTAACAAGCGCTAGTGACATAGCACCTCACTCTCTACTGGCGGAGCTAAAGACGCGATTAAGCTACCCCAGCTGTTTCCAGAAAACCAATCACTTTGCGGACATCCGCGTCGAGACTGAAATTTAAAAATTGATATTACAAGATTTGTGGTATTAGCAAGATACCGATAAGTATAACTGCTAGACCAAAAATATAAATTACAAAAATTATGCATCATTATCTTTCTCCTCCGTTGCTACATAATCCAACAAGTCAAACCGTTGATTGTTGCCACGCGCTATGTACGCAAGCGTAAGCACACTATCTATCGGTATATTATTTCTGCGCACCCAGTTTCGTACTGCGTGTGCTGTTCTCGGATGGCCGACTTCTTTTAATGCTCGAGTAACTTTTTTTACGCCACCAAAGTGTAGAATGATTTTTTCCGCATCTATTGTCAACATTTTCTATTTTGTCCGCCAAAGTTGATTGTAGTTTGTCTACATAAACATAGCCAAATTGGTAACGCAAGTGTAAAAAAATAAAAATTTTTGTTGCCAATCTGACAACATTGTGTCTATTTAGTATGCATCAACAGGGGAATGAAATGGCTAAATCAATAATGACAAGAGGTCAACCTGGTGGCGAGGTAGACTACTCACAACGCATATTAACACGCGCTGAATTTGGCAAAAGGCTATATTCTTATATGCTTAAGAAGGGCTGGAATCAATCCACGATGGCTAGAGAAGTTGGTTTGGGCAGAGATAGCATTAGCCAATATGTACGGGGACGATCTATTCCAAATCCGATTAACTTGGACAAATTGGCAAAGGCACTTAACGTCGAGGCAGACGTTTTGTTCCCAAACTATGACGCGCAGAGTAATGCGGTAGAAGAACCGACGCTGGAAATGAAATCTATCGACAATGATGCAGAAAATATGTGGCTGCGCATCAATATGAAAGTTGACGCTAAAAAAGCGTTAGAAGTATTTAAAATTTTAAAAGGTTAATTATGGAACTGCTTACACAAAAGCAAGCAGCTGATTTACTTTGCGTGTCGATTCGTACAGTCGAACGATACAGACACAGCGGATTATTAAAATCTATTCAAATAAATAAACGAACAATAAGAATACCAAAATTAGCAGTGGAGAAACTGCTGGGAGAATTAACATGGCACAAGAGCCAAGACTTGAAAGATTTGAAAACAACAAATACTACATCATCTACAGAAGCCAAAACCGCAGCCAAAGAGTATCGACGAGGACGACGGATTTATCAATCGCAACTGCACGGTTTCAAGGCTGGTTAGAAGAAAGTAAAATAAACTTTACGGTTGAGAACGACCCTACTGTTGGTCGCTGTTTAGATCTTTGGTTTAATGATTGGATTAAAGATCGAATGATAACTGAGAACCGTTACCATTCGATTATAAATAATTTAAAAAAATATTTTGATAATATGCCAGTTAGTTCGGTGCAGAGAAAACATTCTAAGAAATACATCGAACTTAGAGAAAACGGTTTGATTGGCCAATGCCCAGCGGCATCAGGAACAATACGAAACGAGTTGCAACGTCTTAGAGCTTGCTTTCGATTTATGGTTGAACGTGTAGAGCCTAAAGAACAGCGTCTTGACCAAGAGCTCATACCTTATGTCGAGTTGCCGCCGCCTAGCCCACCAAGGGATCGAGTTTTAGATGATGATGAAGTAAACTTACTTAGAGAAGTTTGTCCTGATCTTATCCTAAACGGGTCGGGTCGCAGACCATCGAACCGAGTATCGAGGATCGGTAGGTTTATAATGTTAGCAATGGAGACAGCACAACGTAAAGCAGCAATACTTGATCTCACTTGGGATCGAGTAAACTTTGAGACGAACCGAATAGAGTTTAACGCAAAAGGACGGCAACAAACAAAAAAGAAACGCCCAACTGTAAGTATGAGCCCTCGATTACGCAAAACGTTGTTACGAGCAAA